TTTTGTGCGCTGTTTACGGCAGCCTCGCCTTACTTCCCTAGCGCCTTCAAGGAAGTTGGCTGCGCGAAGCAAATCTGCAGTGGTGGCACGTGTGATCTCGTACCGCAAGAACTTCATAATTACTTGCCGCCCTGTTTCCGGTGGCATAGGCAGCATCCATCACTTCCGCAAGACTACGGTAGCAACCCGTTTCCGCAAGGCTACGGAAGGACCATCCGTTGACTGTTCGATAGATGCTGACCATGCTGCGCTACTTATTAATGGATCTCGGACCAACGCTTTCCCACAGAAGGTTCAGCCAGAGGCGGAATATCTCCCAACCACTTAGCTTCGGCGCTTTCCATTACTTGTTTTAGCTGGAGCGCCCACTGTTGCGCCTTATCTTCACGAACTAATAAGAGAATTTCATCGTGAATACAGCCCGCAATTTTTACTTCCTGTTCACCAGCTTCCAGAAGCTTTGACCACAGGTTGCCTAAGGCGCATTTAAGGATGGCTGCACCGGCACCTTGGATTGGAGTGTTGCACCTTACCGTAAGGCGGTTCATGTCACCTGGCAGAAAGCGCCGCATATCAGAGCCTGGAATACGAATTTCGGCCCACCTGTTACTTGCTGTTTTTGATGCGTCTGCGGCATTCTGGTTTTGCCACTGCTTCACACCTGCATAAGTACCCAACCATTGATTACGAATTGTTGCAGCGGCCTCAACTGTCATGGTGACACCAGAGCTAGCAGCGTAATTCCGCAAACCCTTAGCGCCCGACCCGTACAGCAAACCAAAATTCGCGCTTTTTGCGATTTGACGAGTGCAACCAATTGCCTCAGCGGTAACCGTGTGAAGGTCTTCACCAGCCTGGAACGCCTTGGTCATTTTTTCATCCTGCGCCACTGCTGCAGCGAGTCGAAGTTCCATTTGGCCAAAATCCGCATCCACAAGCAGCCAACCATCAGGAGCTTCAACACACTGCCGAAACTCTGTATCACGAGGAATCTGCTGGTTGTTGGGCTTGATGCAGGACATACGGCCTGACTCCGCCCCAAGCTGCAGGTAGCTGGCACGTACAAAGCCATCCGGGTCCATTTTTTCAAGGATCCCTTCAGCCATTTGACGGCGCTTTTCACTTTTCTTCCACGCCAAATAGGTCTGTACGACATGGTGGTCCGCAGCGTAATCCTGAAGTGCTGCCCTACTAGCACTAGGTTTGCCGGTTTTATTGTCCTTAGGCACCGTCCCTAGAAGTGCTGTGAACTTTTCTAACAATTGCTTAGGGCTATTTAAATTAAAGCCTGCTTCTAGTTTGGTCCCACGGCGAGCATCACCCGTAGCTTTTGGCCTGAGGTTAAACGCTTTCGGCGCCGTTTCAATCTGTTCAATTTCCGCATACCACTTTTCGTAGTCTGAGTCTTCGTGCCCCATTTGCGTGACAAGGTCTCGAAGCTTTGAAAGTCTTTGAGTATTTGCTGCTTCTCTGGGTAGCTTGTGTTCCGCCGGAAGCGCATTATCAAGTTCCCGTAGAAAGTCTCTGCCGAGCGCAGTAATGTCGTGCTGGTAATCATTACAAAGCTGCTCAAGACTGGTGCGGTTCCAAGGAAGCCCGGTACGCCACATCTGGGCCATAGCGGGAAGTGCTCTGCACTCTAGAGTGTAAGCTTCAGAAAGCCTTGCATTTTGTAACGCTGCTGTAAGTGGATAATCAAGCTGCAGCAACACTTCAACATCTTTAGCGGCATAGACCAATTGGTCTCGACTTAAGACTGGAACGCTCCAATCAGACCGCTGCTGTTCCTTATCGAGTTCAATTTTTAAGACACGTTTAGCAACATGTGCCAGTCCGTGCCTGAGGTTTGGCGTTCCATTGTGGTGGAGCTTACTGGCAAGCATGGTGCAGCCAATCCGGCCACGCACATAGATGCCATGTTCTTGAAGCCAACCAAGATCAAAAACTGCGTTATGGGCTAACCAGTAGCGGTCGCCATTAGTAAAAAACAGACGGAGCTTTTGCCAGCCATCTGCATCCAGTTCAAAACAGTCAATAATGACAATGGTTTTACTGACTTCGCAGCCCAGCTGGATCAAACGAAGTTTGCCTATTTCAGGCTGTAGCTGGAGCGTTTCAGTATCGAAAGCGATAGAAATGGATGTCGAGATCCTGTGTAGATGCTCGACACCAAAAAACAAGTTGTAGTCAGACATGGGTGGTCTTCAAAGAAGTGTGTACTCAGGAAGTGGGCCTGTCCATTCGGACTCATGTTGGCCGTCAGGACTGTACCAGCCGGTGTCATCAATACGCCAGCCAGCAGTGCAACGCTTTAATGCCTTGTAATTTTCCCAGACGGGCTCTTCAGGAAAAGGATTTCCGTAGTCGTGTTCCCAGTCGTGTTCACTAATGCCGGTGGGTGTGTACCAGCCACCTTCGTCAGCTTCCCAGCCTTCTGCGGTACGCATTTTCCAAAGCTTATCTTGATTAGCCATAGCAGCATCAAACTGAGCAGCGTTCACAGCGTAGTTATCAAACCAAGCGGCAACCCGAAGATTGTAATCTGCCGCTTCATTTTCTAAGTAGCTTGGAACGTTTTTGAGTTTTACGCTTGCAAAGCTGCTGGTGTCAAATGGGTGTGTAGACATAATTAAAGAGGAAAGGTTTCGTAAGAAGCTTTAATAAGACTTTTTACAATGGTTTGTAAGTCTGTAATGCGGTCAGTCGACTGCATGTCACAAACAATTGGAACTTCAGCTGTGAACCACTTGTGACCACAGCCTGGGCACTTGCGGCATCTTACGATGCTGACTTCAAACCGAGGCTTGGTTTGAGTAATCCACCGATCCCCACGTTGTGGCTTGCGGTTGCAGTAGGGGCAATTCATGCGAGAGGATCGTCATAAGGGTCAAGTTCAAACTCTGAAATCAAGCGGCATAAGTACCACTGGGCTTTGCGGAGGTCTTCGAGACCATTTTTTTGGCGGTATCTCCAGGTGTATTTGATGCAGTTGCCGCGCAGATAACCAAAAAATTCTTCGGTTGTCATTGCGGCCTTAATTGCTTCAATGCACTCCACGCCGTTAGCGCTTTGGTAGTGCGCTGGAGAATTGACAGGATCAGTCATCAAATTCAATCGGAGGAATAACGCACCAGTCGGTAATCCAGGGCAGCATTCGTTGCACCTGCTCTTGTGTTGGTGCGTTTGTATGGTCTAGTGGTTCGTCCCAAAGAATGACTGCCTGACAGTGTGCGGAGTCAAACTCAGGTGGGTCTAGGTGTGTTGCAGGTAATACCTGAACAGCGTCATCAACGATGGCCTGGACATGCAGGAGATCGGATCCTCTGTTGTAGCTGTAGCTGATTAGTTGAGCGTGGGCCATGGTGGGGCTCCTAACGACTTGCTTACAGTAGCACACTATGTGAGATGTGCCGTAATGCCGGGGAAGAATTCATGCGCGTAGGTGCTCAGGACGCTGGCATCAATACCAGAATTAAGCGCGATGTCTATGTCACGCTCTAGGCGGCAGAAGTCTTCAGGGGTGTCGTAGTACAAATCTTCACAAAGGCTGATCGGCAGTAAGTCCATTCCATACGCCGTATATCGCACAATGGCTAAATACGGCTTTGGCCCTTCTAGCTCGTAATACGTTATGGTGGCCCACTCTTCCATTGGACCGCAGCACTTGACACCAGTCTGGCTCAGGATCCAATCGTCGAATTGGCTGGAATAAGCATGAATCATAATGTAGCAGTAATGATGAACAATTTAAGATGGACCCTAATCGCGAATTTGTCTACGAACGGTACTCCCGTCAAATTTCTAGCTGTGAAAACACGAAAGAATTGCAAGAGCTGGCCTGCAAATTCCTCCGCCTTTACTTAACGCAACAAGATGTAGTTGAAGGTCTAATCAAAAAGGGCTGGCTACCTGATGACCCGGTGTTGCGTTGACAGCCGTTGGGCCGTCCCAACGCGAGCCACTCTGTTTTTTCTTACTTGTTCAGCTGTCTCTCTAAAACACGCCCGCTTTGTTTCCGTAGGAATGCAATTAAGGATTTTTGCAATCTTGAACTGTAAGAATGCGTCATCTTCGGTGGGGTCTTCGCATTCATGTCGGGCACTCTGCGTAGCGTTACACAAAGAACTAATTGCCCAGTGACAGAAAGCTGGTGAATCTAGTAGGTCTCGAAGCACAATGTTTTCGGAAGCCTTGAGCACTTTTTCTGGCATATCAAATTTAGGCATGATCTTGAGTAGTAGTAGTAGGGTAGTGAGCCCCCAAAATCCTACACGAAATCTTCGTCAAAGTCACCAGCCAAGAATTTATTGATCAATTTCTTCAAAAAGTACGTCCTTTTTACATCTATACTGTCCAACTTTGCATCCATACGCTCCACCAAATCCGAGGGCATGTTGCTGACGGTAAAGGTCTGTTTTACCCCTGGTGCGGATGAAAATGATTGTACTTTTTTGCTTTCCGATTTAAAGGTATTGAAAGAACTAATAAGCGTACCAAAAGCTTTG